TCTGTTACTTGGAAAGTTTTTGTTCCGTGTACAACGTTGAAGACATATTCGCCAACAAGTTTCTCAAGCTGTTTTGGTTCCATATCTGGATGCCTGCGAGCGGCACCTGCTACGTTACCCCAGTTGATAGATTTCTTAGGGTAAGGACCACCGATAACATCTTTATCGAGAGCCATCAGAGCAACAACGTCTTGTGGATTGTAGTGAATGTCAGAATCGAGGAACAACATGTGCGTACATTCAGACCGTAGGAATTCGTCAACCAGATAGTTTCTGGCACGTGTAATTAGAGATTCATTAAACAGAAATGAAAATTTTGTGTCAACACCATACTTGGCCATTGTTGCTTGCAGATCAAGGCAAGACTTAACATATAAACCGTGGGCCATGCCGCCATACATCGGTGTAGCAATGAACAGTTTATTCTTTTTTAATTCTTCAAGGGAGACTTTAATTTCCATAATTTATCCATAAAAAAAAGAGAGAGTGATACTAATATATATCACTCCCTCAAGACTTTTGCTAAACTATTTTAGGCAAAAGCACGGACGCCATGGTCACGTAGAGCACGAATACCAGCGGCGATCATGCGCTTGGTAGGAGTGCCGAGGCGGTAGAAAGAAACTTTCTCGCCGTTGGTGTTGATGCGAGTATTCAGGTAGATCGCATGACCTTCTTTACGCAGTTCGTCAACAACGGCAGAAGGATTGGCGGCACCGAAAACAGATTGCATCTTGTTGGCGGTCAGAGTGTTGTACTCGGAGTCTTTCGACAGATAGGCAAGAACTTTAGCTTTAACAGACATTACAAATTTCCTTATATAAAAAAATGGTCGCTTTTCAAAATTATTGGAGAGGCGACCTAACTCTCACAATATGTACATTCTATAGGACTTACTTTACTTTGTCAACAGCTTTTGCGGCAAACTTAGTAAGTAAGTGGGTCAGCATCGGCTTCATCGATGGTTTCGGCAACAGGAGGTGCCATGATCTCATCAATCGAGGCACCACCATCGACCTTGGTGTACAGATCAAGGAACGACATTTTGGTGTCAACATCAAAACGATTTAGGCAAAGTGCAATTGCCTTCATCTTGTCTCCGAACACAGAGTAGGTATTGACGATATGCACAAGCCGGCGAGTGGAAATCACTTCATCACAACCGCCTTGTTCAAACGTTTTACGAATAACCTCTGCCCAAGTCACAAGTTTTTCAGCAAAGTCTTCATCTGATTTACCGACAGCATCAAGTTCTTTGTTGATAATTTTCTTCTCAGTCTTGGAAGGAGGCCAATCTTGTTCCATCGTATTGACGAATCGCTCAAGAAAGGCTTCGTTCAGAACGTTGGTGAACATGTAACGGCCATCTTCTGAACCTTTACCTTTTGTATTCGCAGTAGCAAACACGGTGAAACCAGGTGCAGGCACAACCTGTTCATTTTTCTTTTTCAGAAGGAAGGGTTTGCCTTCAAACACACGCTGCAAACAGGAAAGGTTGTTTGATCCGTAGTCAATTTCATCAATACAGAGTACGGCACCTTGGCGTGCAGCAACAGTCACAGGACCATCACGCCATTCCATTTGACCATTAATCAGAACATAGTTACCAAGCAGGTCGCCTTCGTCTGTATCAGGTGTCATAGATACGCAAACGAATTTACGTTTTGCCTTGGCACAAGCCTGTTCAATTGACATGGTCTTGCCGTTACCAGATTGACCAGTGATGAACACAGGGAAAAATCGCATCGATTGTACGATAGAGAGAACATCATCAAAGTTACCAAACGGAACATAGTTTGCATATTGTTTTGGTACCAGATTTTCGATCTCAAGGTCGGTAGTGACATTTGAAATTCGGTGACCAGAAGTCTCAACAGGTTTTGTCATTGGAATTACCTGAGCTTGCATATTGATAGCGGCACCAGGAACTTTGAAAGTGCCACGTTTAATTCGGTTAGCATCGTCATTGGTGAACCAATAGGGAAACGATACGTCAATTTCATTACATACATCTTTAATTTCTTGAGTAGTAATTTCAGCTTTACCAAGAGAAGCAATTGCAGAAATAAACTTACTACGATTATCAGCACGCTTAGACATAATATAAAAACTCCATCACGATTAATATAATACCATTATAAAGGAAGCTGGATGGTTTGTCAACCAGCACTGTTGCATAAAAACAACACTCTAGGAGGCAATGCCTTCAATGAATTTATTGACCAGTACACGGTTGAGTTGCCGTTTTTGGTTGTATTTCATAAACTCACGAGCAAGGCGGTTACTTGTCACTTTGCCTTCATATGTAAAATCATCATCATCAATTTCAAGGTCTTTACCACCAAGAATGAGGAAGAATTTATTGTAACCTTTTTTGTGAGACACCATCAATTTTTCTTTCTTGAATTTCTGAGCCAACATTTTGAGTTCTTCTTCCATTTTCCAACGATTAGTTTTGAATTTTGGTGCCAAATTATGTTCATTATAACCAACACCTTTTTCATCAACATAGAAATCACGGACAGTATTCTTTAGATAACCGACACTAGAAGAACTTTCAATATAGAAACCAAAAATCTTAGAATTGGTACGAGCAGTATAAATTTGCATCACAATTTTTTGAATATCAAGTTCACTTTTAATTGAATATTCTTTTTTCAATTTCTCATCAACGATAAAATTATTCTTATCGTAAACTTTGAAATAGGTAAACCCATGTGGATGAGCATCAGTTTTTTCGGTTCTATATGTGCGAGTAAAGTCGGCATCACCATCATGCAACAAAACGGTATTCACAATATCAATATTGTGGGTTTTCTGAAACTGTTTTGTGATTGGTTCTAGAGCAACAAACGCTTCGTTCATCGGTGTATTACTAAGTTGTTCTGAATTGGGAACATATACTTCAGTGCGATTATAACGAGAACCGGCTTTCGGATAACATTCCATCAAACAAACCAGATTGCGAACAGCTTTGGTGAACTCGGCAGTAGACAACCTAGAATTAATGTATTCACGCAAACAAACAGAACTAAATTCAATTGTATTGATTTCAGAAGAAAATGATCTACGCAGCACATCTTGTTTTTTTGGATAGTCAGCATTCCAGCCGTGACCTGAGTTACCAAAACCATAAACGACAAAAGGAATATTCACTTTGCGGCAGAACAGAACCAAGACCAACATCTGTTCAATTGTAGCACGCATATTACGATACATAGAACCAGAACGGTCGAACATCATAACAAGACCATGCGATTTGCCATTAGGCACTTTCATGGCTTTACGGAAAATGTTATCATCAACCTGATATTTGTAAACACGTGAGATATCAATATCACCAGTAGTTGCCACACGTGCTTTAGCATAACGTGCGGCAGCTTTACGCATTTCAAATTCTTTAGCCAACAGAGAGATATATTTCTCATTACGTTTTTTAAACGCACCAAAAATCTCATCAACATATTTGGTTGAAAGATTTATTTTGAAGTGTTCGGTCAGCAGTTCTTGCACACGATTTACTGGCGTAACGATATCTTCAAGGTTAGGTTTAGGCAGTTTCACATAAACATAATCTTTAGATTTTTCATCGAGCAATTGTGATTCACGTTCACGGAAGATATCATCTGTTTCACAGGTGGGTTCGTTGAATGAACCATCAGACAGGTCTTCGGCAGAATCTTTGAATCGTTGAATCTTATTGCCTTCTTCATCTTCAATCTCACCGTCACCATCAGAAGATTCTTCAGATTCACCTTCATCATCACCATCACCATCTTGTGAAGGACCATCATCTAGTTCATCGGAGAAATCATCTTCACCTTCTTGGTCGATGTTAGGCATGCCAGGAATTTCAAAAGGAAATTCAAACTCTTCATCTTCTTTTTCTTCTTTTGCATACTGCCAGATATCACCAGTAATGTCGAGGACGTCTTGCCATGTTTCAGCTGCACGTACACGATCAAGCAACATCTTTTCACGAGCATTAAATGCAACAGGCAGAGTATAATCTGATTTGGTGTGAAGATTCAAACGATTAATGAATGACAGGCGATCAAGGTTTTTACCTTGAACACCAAAGAAATCTTGTTCCATCAGGTCTTTGTATGCACGGACAAACGAAGCACGTAGACCAGGATATTTGCGTTTGACTTTCTTCTCAATACGGGCATCTTCTACGACATTAAGGAAGGCCTTAAAGTTTTTGCCGTTTGAACATGCGGCATCATGCCAACCATCCGCAGGAGTATAGAGAGCATGGCCAACCTCATGACCAAGAAGCAAGTCATACAGGTAATTAGACATGTCTTTCCAGATTGGACAGTACAGAACACGATTTTTAGGATCAAACGAAGCCGTACGGAGTTTGCGGTGTTCGATACGGATATTTTCGGTCGCCAACAGTTTGGCGAGTTGTGATTTACTTTGTATGGTAAAAGACATTATTCGGCACTCACAGTTTCGTTATTGAAATAAGCAGCAACCATTTTCGCATACTTAGGTTCTTTCATTACCTCATGCAAAATGGCAGGTAGACCATGATAATCAAAGGCTTCTTTTACGTCATTCACGCAAGAATAAAAATGCATTTCTTCTTCTTCGGCCATTTGCTGAAGGTAAGAATCATTATTAATGTAAACGGACATAGTAAACTCCTCGATCAATATATTAATATTATAGACGGAGACTAGAGGAAAGTCAACAGCGGTAAGCTGTTGATTTATAAGAGGAATTTGGAGCGGCAGTGAGGAGTTTAACCACACTATCTACGGGGGTAGACCGTCACGGACCTGCCGCATGAAAGTAAATCTTACTTGATTACTTAGGCTTTGTCAAGCGGTTTTATCGACCAACCTGATGCAAATATTTCTCTTTTGCCTGTTCCCATGTAAGGTAAATCAGATCATCATAAAACAATGATTCATTGGAGACTTTGTTCTTCTTCACCAATTGTTTGATTCTTGGCTTGGCGTGTTTCTGTTTCCACAAATCAGTCAAGGCTTCTGTACTTGTATCAAAAAGTTTTGTCATCTCACCCACTTCTTCACCACGTAAGAATTCGCAAGTCTTATCATACAGAGGTGAGAAATAAATTCCACGTGCATGTTCAGAACGAATAAGTTCTTTTGGTATATTGAGTTTAGAGTAAGTGAAATTCAATGAACGATTCTTATGGTCACGTTTATGTGGTTGACCAGACGGTTTCTTTGCAACATACCATTCAAAGTATTGTCTAGTATAATTTGTTTTTAACCACTCACGAATCATATATCGTGTTTCTTTTAAAGGTTCAAACGAAACTGAACCACTGGTGAAGCCCATCGGCTGCCAGTGGTCCAGATTATCGTATTGAGACAACCCACCAGCTTTTGTTTTACCATATAGAGATGTTGTTGTCACACCCACCAACTTATCACCATACAGTTTCTCCCACAGTTCTTGAATGGGATCGGCTAAACAAAGCAAAGCCAATAGTTTACCACCAACATAATTGAAACCAAGAGGTTGCAAAGGGACAATCGTAGAACCGATGGCAGTATGATTAATCTTGCCGCCAGTTGTCTTCAAGTCTCTTGGCCAACCAATAAAGTTATCTCTTGGTGTCAAATCTAAGAAGTCAGATGAAATGCACATCACACCAAGATATTTCTCGGTAACTCTATCTTGAATGATGAAGTTAAGATTTCTGCCGATGTTAGAATTGTTTTTCATTGTAGAAGAAAATGTACGAATAGTATTCCACAATTCAGGCAGTTCTTTGTCTTTATTTGTATACAACAGTTGTGGTTCAAGTTTCAAGTAATCATCAGGATCATTTGGCATCCAGATGTTAGCCTTAATCTCTTGAATCGCACGCCGTTGTTTGTCATCCTCTAATACTTTCTTCTCACCTTCCCAAAGATCGTTGACGGTGATAGTTGGATATTTTTCTTGTACTTCACACCACTTTTGAAATAGTGTGTACTCTTTAACATCCATCTGAGAAACATATGTTAGTTCTTCAATGGTTC